ATGGCAGAAAGGTTCGTGAAAACGATGAAGGAAGACTACATCGCGTTCATGCCGAAACCGAATGTAAGAACGGCATTGCATAATCTTGCAGTGGCGATCGAACATTACAATGAAAACCATCCGCACAGTGCGTTGGGTTATCGCTCTCCGCGAGAATATCGACGTCAGCGGGTAACGTTAACTTAAGATACACCCCCTGTCTGGAAATAAGGGGGCAAGAACAATGATCAGATTCCCTGGTGAGTAAGAATTTTACTTTCTGAACTCCTCTGAGAGTATTGACTTGGAGAAACACCAAAATAACGTCTAAATACATAAGTAAAGTATGAGATACTGGCATAACCACAGACCTTAGCTACTTTACTAATAGGATAACAACGAGTGCTGAGTAAATATTCAGCCATTTGCATCCTCTCATCAAGTATGATCTTACTGAATGATACCCCCTCTTCTTTCAATTTCCTCTTTAGTAAACTTTCGCTGAGATATAATCTTGATGATATATCCTTAAGACGCCATGGTGCAGATAAATCCGTATGAATAATCGTTTTAACTTTAGCCCCTGTGCTTTTCAAACATCCAAACAGAAATACTCCAAATTGTTTTTCAGAAGAAAATGCAGAGAGACATGTAAAAGCAATAGACTCATCAAAAATTTCTATGTATTCAGCACAGTGATTAGCCCAACTAATTAATCCTTTAATTAAACTGAAGTCAGCAAAGTTTATTTTTAAATAAGATGGATATTCCCTATAATCAGAAATATCCCTTAAGTTATTAGCTTTCAAATAGCGACTAATAAACTCAGCGCCAAAATCTGCCACTATCACTCTTTCAGGATATGTCAGGAAGAAATCTCTAGAGCTAGAGTCGACAAGTACAGATGAACCTCTCTCCAGAAACACACTCTCTTTTCCGAAATAAACATCAAAGGACTCCAAAATCAATATAACTGAACATGTAGTTGCCATATCATCCACCCAATTTAACTGAAACTAGGATGAAGTATATGCATATAAAGTTCACTTTGCCAAACTTCAGTATAAAAAACCACATAAAAAATAGGGTGTGATAAAAAATACCGTAACAATAAAGCAAAGAATTATAAATTACGTTACAGTTACAAATGATACTCAAGAAACAATTCCTTAGGAAAAACTTATTTACAGCCAATAAGTAAGACACTTATATGATATCAAGTTTTCATAAAACATAACTAGGCTAAATAGCTGCGCCTAATACCGCTACACTTTTGCCAGCCCATGTTTGCCTCCGGGTATTGACCCCTTCTCTACGCAACTTCAGTTCCCACCACCAACTTTGCGGCAGCTTTGTAGGATCAATGTCTAAAAGAATAATGGTGACCGATAAGAAAACGACTGAATAACTGCAGATTTTCGCTCAAAACCTTCCTGTCAGATCCATAGCGAATCAAGTGCTGAATGTCACAGTATCGAACAGAAAACAGTGACGATCTAACCCTTCAAGAATATTCTACGATTGTTCTGTTTAGGAAAAGCAAGGCGGGAAGTCGGGAGATAAGTCATTGATAAAGTGGCGGAGAGAGGGGGATTTGAACCCCGGTAGAGTTGCCCCTACTCCGGTTTTCGAGACCGGTCCAATCATCAAACGAAACATAAAATTAATTCACATTATGAGGAAAAGTATCTTTTTTGTACTATGTAAATTCAAAGAGTTAGCCTCATTTCCCCGATGGTTTTCTCAACACTACTGGTTGTGAGCCCTTGCAATGTTCATTAATATACGTCTCACAAATAATTCATAGATATTGCAAAATGGATATTACTGAGTTTCCTTCTGGAGTAATTGAACACCTTGGCTGGTATGTATACCGATTGATTGATCCGAGGGACGGAAGCACCTTCTATGTAGGGAAAGGCAAAGGTAACCGCGTATTTGCCCATATGCGCGGTGAAGTGGCAGCGACTGATGATGACGAGTTACTGAGCAACAAGCTAAAGCAAATTAGAGAAATAAGGTTAGCAGGACTTGAGGTTATCCATGTCATCCATCGACACGGAATGACTGATGAAAAGACGGCGTACGAAGTCGAAGCAGCACTTATTGATGCCTACCCTGGGTTAACGAATATCATGAATGGTGCTGGCAGCAATGAATTCGGCGCCGCGCATGTCAAAGAGTTGATAGCAACATATCAACCCGAAACCATAACATTTCATCATAAAGCATTAATGATTTCCGTTAACAGAAGTGCAAAGGATTCAGAGCTTTATGATGCGGTTCGATTTAGCTGGCGCATTAATGTCTCTCGCGCCAGCCAAGCAGAAGTCATTCTTGCTACTGTAAGGGGGATCGTTCGAGGGGTTTTCATTGCTGATAAATGGCTCAAATCAACACGTGAAAATTTCCCTACGATGAAATACTGGGACGAGGATCCGGACTTTGAGGCAACACAAAGTTCTCGCTATGGTTTTGAAGGTCGAGAAGCCCCACCTGAAATAGCAAATCTTTATCTTGGAAAAAAAATACCAGATGAATTAAGAAAAAAAGGAGCTATGTCCCCGGTCCGTTACTCACCTAATTTTTGAGTCTTTAAGTGATAAGCATAAACCGCAGCACGATCTTCTTGCATACGACGTGCTACGGTTTCATTTATCTCCGACCGGAAACTTCTTATACAGTGTCGATATACCAACATCATAGATGATCGCCACCTTCTGGCGAGGAACGCCTGATGCAATTAATCGTCCGGCCTGCTCCCATTGTTCTGGTGTAAGTTTGGGGCGACGTCCACCAATTCGTCCTTGTGCGCGAGCTGCTTCCAGTCCAGCTTTTGTTCGTTCAACAATCAGTTCACGCTCCATTTCAGCCAGGGCACCCATCACATGAAAGAAAAAGCGCCCCATTGGGGTACTGGTATCAATTGAATCCGTCAGACTACGAAAGTTGATGCCTCGTTCGCGCAACTCCTCCACCAGCACGACAAGATGCCGCATACTGCGCCCCAGTCGGTCCAGTTTCCAGACTACCAGCGTGTCACCTGCCGATAATGTCCTGAGCAGCTTTTTCAGTCCTGGTCTGTCGGACTTTGTACCGCTTATCTTGTCTTCAAAAATCAGCTCGCATCCTGCACAGTTCAGCGCATTACGTTGTAGATCTGTGTTCTGGTCATTTGTTGATACGCGTACATAGCCAATAAGCATGGTAGATCCCCCTGACAAAAGCAGGAATGATGCCATTTGCTCGTTATTTCTGCATTTTCATAAACGTTGGTTTGGGAGAAGGCTCAGCGTTACCCGTTGGTGTGCCTGTTCCGTGGCCTTCAGCCACACCACCAACAGGCTGGCTGAAATGCAACGGTGCACCTTTTTCTGCCGAAGAGTACCCAAAACTGGCAAAGGCTTACCCAAAGTTAAAATTACCGGATTTGCGCGGTGAGTTTATTCGCGGGTGGGATGATGGGCGAGGTGTTGATTCCGCGAGACTGCTGCTTTCAAGTCAGGCAGCATCTATCCTTGAACATAACCATGAAATGCATGGATGGACAGGGAACCCACTCATGGCTAGAGATGTTGGTGAATTAGGTACATCATCCGTATTTGCGGTGCAGTTGAGCATTGGCGATGGCGGGTTATTGTATTCGTGGAAGGATGGGAGTGGAACAACAAATGACAGTAAACGAATGGATAGAACAAATCATGTCAGTTCCGGCGCCGGTGATGGTAGCCCGCGAAACATTGCATTTAACTACATTGTGAGGGCTGCATAAATGGAACAGGCTATTTTGGGAAAAGACGGTTACGCTTTAAATGATGGGGAAATCATCGTACATAACTATGATGGCGAAACGCGGGAATATATTTCTACATCAACTGAATATCTCGCTGTCGGAGTCGGTATCCCGGCATGTTCCTGTCTGGATGCACCAGGTACACATAAAGCTGGTTATGCAATCTGTCGCTCTGTAGATTTAAATTCATGGGAATATGTGCCAGACCATCGCGGTGAAGTTGTCTATAGTACCGAAACGGGAGATACCAAAGAAATCACAGTTCCGGGTGATTACCCTGAAAATACAACCACTATCGCCCCGTTAACGCCATACGATAAATGGGATGGTGAGAAATGGGTGACGGATACCGAGGCACAGCATAGCGCCGCAGTAGAAGCGGCAGAAGCACAGCGCCAGTCGCTGATTGATGCTGCAATGGCTTCCATCAGTCTGATTCAACTGAAATTACAGGCTGGGCGGAAGCTGACGCAGCCAGAAAACACCCGACTTAACGCTGTGCTGGATTACATTGACGCGGTGACGGCAACAGATACCAGCACAGCGCCGGACGTCATCTGGCCTGAACTGCCGGAGGCGTAGGCCATTCAATATCTGGCGCACCGGAAGTATCGACCAGTTCCAGTGCGTCCAGATAATCCAGCCACAAATTATATTGCACCAGTTCCTCACCTTTCAGACGACCAATTGATGCTTTACCTGGCCATTGTTTACTGTTGATGTATTCGTTGGCCTGGTTAATCAATTGCTGCTTTTTAGTTTCGGCTGATGCAATTTGTTCTTCACGTGTTGGTGGAGGAACATCTGCCCAAGCTGGCATTCCGTCGCCTGCGGTAATTCTGCGCTTACCTTCGGGCGGCGTGTCATGGAAATATTCCCTGAAAATAGCTTCGTCTATGTCTACGCCTTTTCCTTCTGGCCATTGCCCTTTTGCAGCGTAAACAGACTGTAGGGCGTAAGGGTACGCCAGATTATCAATATATAAATATTTCATAATTAACGCCCTTTCGCAAAGAAAGCTCCACCTTCAAATCCATAGTTACAATGCGCAACAAATCCTGTTCGCGTCCAGTTAGTTGCGCCCCACATATTCCCACCACCAAAACCGCCGTCATATACAATCACTACGTCTGGCTCCTGCGTAAAAGGAATGGGGAAAGTCACATTTGTAGATACCGCCGCGGCGTTAGTCGGGAAATTAATTCTTCCCCACTGTTCAATTGAACCATCAGGCAATTTTTGCCAGCCAGATCCTGATGAATAAGCTGACATGTCTGGTATCTGATTCGCCCCAGTCCCCACATTCCTTTTCGCCGCTTCTCCCAAACCAAGGTTTTCGAGAGCCGTTGGTACCGTGCCGTCCGATTTGATATCACCAAACGGATTCTTGCGGCTCAGGTATTCAACAGCAAACCCCGATCCCAGCAATTCAACAAAACCGGGCAGATCACCATTATCAAGCACATCCCGTTGCGTTTTGTCACTTACAAACTGGGCCAGAGCTGCAGCAATAAAGCTGGCCTGCCGAATAACCTTATTGACTTGCGCACTGGATGCTTTCCCTGCTGTAAATCCGGATAAAAGCGCAGGCAACGCTTCCCATTCCTCCTGCGACATAACATTGGCATTCCGATCAGTTGCAAACGCTTTAAAGTCATTTTTCGCCATCAGAGTAATACTCCCCATGCCCCTACATCAAAACCACTGATGAATTCGTTATCCATATCAAAACCAAAAAATTTTGAACCTTCCGATGGAGTTTCCACCGAAGGTGTTTCAATGCCACCCGCCCAAACCCCGGCGGCTTTTACTGTGAGATATCCCTGTTTAATTGCAGCAATTAACTCACGCGATACATCTGAAATATCAGTATCAGGAAAGAGCCAGACCGATATCGTCATGTCCTGGTTATCGACTATCTGCATTCGCAGTCCGGATCCTGCTGTCGCCGCGTCAAGAATTGCTGGAAGCGAATCATTCCGTCCGTCCCAGTTATTAATCGCAATCTTCGCTTTAAGGATGACACGATAAGTTTCATCGCTGAGGTACATGTATCCGGAATCAGGATCGTATGGCCCCTGCCATACACCCTGATCATATCCAAGCCCGTCGGTATCCCAGCTGAAATAGACACCTGAGATAGGCTGGCTGACAACACGGCTACGTCCGATCCACAATCCAAGAATGTCAAGTTGCACACCAACCGCAGAGTCAATATCAAATGCAGTAATCAGCCCTCTGGTGGCAGCCGCAACATCAATAAGCGGCCGGGTCATCAGATCAACATGTGCAAGAAATTTAGGTTTGGTGGCGTGGTAGTTCGTGATCAGTTCGGTGTATTTGCTCATGACTCCACCGTTATAACGATATTTTCCGGTGTACAGGACGCAGATTCGTTGTATCTGATATCAATGTTTGATGACGACAAAGCCCCCGGGGATTTCCCAATCGTCAGTTCCTGAATATCGTAATAGCGTGCATTCCCGCCACTCACCACGCCAAGATTCGCCGGTGAGTAAATGCGACTTAAAAGGACCGAATCACCAATCATCAGACTATTGATATAGTCGGAAATAGCCTGCTGGATCTGCTGCCCTATCTGTGAGGTATAACCCGTAAAAACTTTTAATTTAATCCGGGCATAAACAGGTACATCACTGGAACGCGAGAATTTGATTACATGGGGATTGCCGTATTTATCCGGAACCGTAACGGATGTTGTACCGTGAGTGGCTGTCCCCTGGCCTTTATTCCCTCTGATAGCCTGAGCAATATCCGTCACATCACCGCCATCCACAATTACAGCAACAGAGTGTGGCGGTAACCCGTTACCGTCCTCCGAACCAGTATCGTTTTCATAGAGTTTGTGGCGGGTTACACCGGTAACATTAGAAACAGCACCATCCAGTGCTTCAAATGGGGTTATTGATGGCAACGCAACACTTTGCGACTGGCGGATACGTAACTCAGCATCAGTTTCTGCCGGAGAGCCAACAGTAGCCGCAGCAGGATTAGTTACCGAAACCCAGCCACGGGTTGGCGTATTAATTTCAGTGATAGTTCCAGCCAGCGCCGCCACTGCACCACTGACGGAACATGTTGCGGTCGCCATCACTGTACCATCCACGCCGACCACCACTGAAGCAGGCAAACGCCATATCACATTATTACTGTCTTTCACGCTGCCATTAATGATGGTTGTTCCGGCAGTTCCTGTAAGAAGCAAATCAACCGTAGAGTTCGTCGCGCCTTTACGTGAAATACCATTTATTTTCACGTTACTGGTCAGTGCAGCCCCATAGCCGGTTGCCGGTGAAAAACAGTTGTAGACAGTTATCGCCATATTATTGGCATCATGAATCGCCAGCGCCATCAGAGCCACCATCTGGCCGTCTTTGCTGTCCGGTTCGAGGTAGGCATCACTGCCATAAATCTGCTGAAAATAGCTAATCATGGTGCTGAGTATCGTCTGATAATCAGGCGCACCGATCCCCTCCGCGGTTACCTTTGCAGATAAACCGAGAGAATCAAGGTTCAGAGCCATTACGCCTCCGATGTAACAGTCGTTATTCCATAGAGAGTGTCGATTTCAGCGGAAAACATGACACGTCGGGTCGTGGTATCCACCGTCGTATTGAAAGAGAGGATTGATTTAACGCCCCGCGTTTCGAGGATGCGCTTACGGACGGACAGGTTGTAGGTTTCCGGCTTCTGCTTACCGAGTACGGACTGGATCCACGGAGTCCCCTCGGTGGTGTCGAGAAACCATTGCCCATACCACAATTCGAATCGCGTTTTTACCGCCTGTGCCACGGCATCCGGTGAGTTAATCAGCCAGGTGTCATCACCGCTGCCAAAGGTGTAATCGCCATCGGCGTCTTCACGTCTGTATCGCATCAGTTTACCCCGTCGGTACTGCTTCCACCGCGCTGAACACCACCATGAGTGTGCGTATTATCGATTGGCTTGCCGTTAGCCTTCACGCTACCCAAAAACTCAACAACACCAGTGATTTTTGAAGCCACACCAGAAACAACAGACCCCACCATGCCCCCCATCCAGGTTAACAGGCCATGAATGGTTACTTTCTCAGAAAAATCAGCCAGAGGGGCAACCACATCAAGACCACCCGGAGCGACAATTTTAATTTTCCTGGTATCAGGATTAAGCTCAAAATAGGTGCTGCCATCGTCACTACGCAACTGTGTGGCACTGGTATTAATACCGCTAATCTTCCTCGCCTGCGACTGGGGGCCTACAATACAAAACGCATCCGATAAATCATGCATTCTGTCATCGACCGGTTCCTGTATTCCGCCGCTCTGCCACCAGAAATCAATACAACGATCGGCAAAAACGACAAGACACTCATCCCCGGCTTTAATCGGAAACGTTAGCGTACATCCTCCGCCACGTGGGAATACCACTGGAACATCCACCAGCAATGGGTAATTTTTGGTAATGCGGTTGCCGTCATTATCCTTTTCAACCGAACGGATAGCAGGCTGCACAACCGCCGTCACCGCATCAGGATCGAATGACTGAATAATGCCAGGCAAGGCGACACGGATCTGATTCTTTGTTGTTTCCCGTTCAGATTTGAATGTTTCGGCAAGGTCGCCGCTGCGGGTCTGGTCAGATACTGCCATTTGGTAGGCTCCAGAAAGCAAAAAACCCGCCGAATGGCGGGTTTTGTTAATTCACTGAATGAGTTTAAACAGCTTCATCAGTCTTCATTTTTTCCCACTGAGAAAAAATAGTCTTAACCTCTAAGAGAGATTGCTGTGCCATTGCTTTATCTATTGCACAGCTAGTGAGGTCATAATCTGCTTCATTTCGAGCCAGTCTCTGTTGCTCAAGTTTGTAAGCCATGGATTTTAGGCTTAATGGATCATATGGCTCCAGTTTGTTTTCACTCTTATTTTTAAGATAAGAGATAAGACTGGAATGATGATCCTTCGTATAAGCAGGAAGACTGGTCAGATTCTCTTTTATTTCATGGTAAAGCGCATAATATGCCCGCGAAATAGTATTACGATAACCAACTTCAGAATCCTCCGCAAAGCAACGCTCCGCTGAAGATAAAAACTCAGAGCTAGTTATAGGCATATTTACACCCTTTCAAGCTATTTCTTTCAACGGAAAAACGTGCAATAAGATTGCAATCATCAAGTAAATCGATTGAACAAATTTCATCTGCAAGTCGCATATTCATTGCAACCACCTGTTCAGGAGATGCATTAACTACCTCAACCAGATAAGTCCCACCAGATGCACCGTTGATGTCAGCACGATATTCAGTTGGAGGGAATTCAGCCATGACTCTATGAACAGCAAGAGCAACTTGCATGTATTGTTCTGAAGAGCATCCTGACTTTTTGTATGCTTCATCCATATCGTGAATTACCTCCTGCAAGAAGGCTTCTGCGTCATCCCTATGTTCTTCTTGGGATAACATTTTGCAATGACGTCCAAAATATTCTACGCATTTTGATAGTTTCCCTACCAAATACGCAACGCCACCAGCCCTATAAGTAAACCACTTGGTTGGATACTTATCAGCTAAAGAATAGATGTAGTAGTCCGATTTTTCGAGTAGAGAAAAACGCTCAAGCAGCTTACAAAAAATCCGCGCAAAGTTAACATCAGCATGTGGGAGGATAGCTTCAAGCATTTCAATCCCGACACTCACATCACCTTTAGCAATATGAGCCAAAGCTACAAGCGTGTCAGCAGGCGGAGTACGCTTAGAGCCATACTCCGAGACCACCTCTCGAAAGGTCCAAATATCAAGAGGTTGACCACTATTGATTATCTTAACCAACTGGTCAAAACGCTCTTCCGCTTTCAGTTTTGGTCTTGCCACAGTACGCTCGCTACTTATCTTTTGGTTGAATTTTATGTTCGCGTATACAGTTTAGTCAATCCGAAGCTCGTGCTGTTGAGCCGTTTCGCACAAAATCATCCTTGCAAAAAGGATGGGACTTCAACCATCAACCTTTTTACACGGGAAAGATCCGATGATTTTCGGCGCGTCCATGCTGTTCTGCAGCAGTTGGACATTCAGGAATCGCGTTTCGGTACTAGGGCGACGAATGTATTCAAAGCCGTAGTTGTTACCGTCTTTGGCAGGCATAAGCCCCATGTCTACTTTCAAACCATTGGTACCCAGTTCGGTGATTTTTTGAGAGGTAACTCTTTCACCGTTGATAGTCGATAACTCGCCCTGGTTTGCAACCATAGTGTAGCCACCGCATTTAACCGTGAAGCCATCCGCCCACGCGCTGCACGCAGAAAAGACAGCGAACAGAAAAATAATACCCCTCATTGCTCATCCCCTTTGCAAAGCCGATTGCGTATACAGATCCGCCGCGCCACGCGCTTCGCACATCATATCCATGTACCACGCCTGGCCCCTTGTGTCGCCAGTGTACATAATCCCGCGCACAATATAAACGCCATCCGTTGCGATGCTGGCAGGCTGCGATGTGGTGCCGCTTAGCGTAATATTTCCGTCCGTGTTCTGGTCGGTGATCTGCCCACCGGCCATCGCGATATCGTTATTCGACAACGCGGTACGATACACTGAAGCCTGATCCAGTTGAATGAGCCCGTTAACCCGGATGTTCGGATTAATAAGCGCGCGGACATTTACGCCGTTGCCGATGGTCTGCTGCGGCATGCCAATAAGCCCGGTAGCGCTGTTGAGCACAATCGCTTTGTGAATATATTCATTATTCGCCACCATCTGGCGTTGACCGTCCACGAATTGCCATGTTGCGCCACATTGACCGGCTACGTTATCCATAAGATGCCGCGTCATGCCAAAGAGTACCCGCCCCCGGGGGAATACAGTAGCAGGCATTTCAGGCGTCAGGCCTTCAGTCGCGCCTTTGGCTTCGAAGTCTTTCATCAGCGCACGGTTCACATCAGCGACCGTGTAACCGGCAGCCAGCGTCTGTGAGGTTATACTGGTGGCAAAAGCCAGATCAGTATCTGCTGCCTGAATCAGGACGTAGGTATCAACCGGACTGTCTTTTCCTGTGACCGAGTAGCGAATTTCACCGCTGAAAATCAGTCCGTAGTTGCGGCCATCTCTCTGGCCCACGTCCGCCGCGTCAACTTCCCGCACGGTCCCTACGTCGCTTGCTGACACCTCCGGCGCGATACCGTCGTAACCGGCAATCAGACGCACTTTCGAAAATTCCTGCCCGGTGATTCGGTTCACAGTATCTGCCGAGAGGTTATAAATTTTGATAGTCCCTACCCGGGACGCGCTGCTGATGTTGAACCAGTCGATCGTAAAGGTGACTTTGAAATCACTTAGCTCAATTCCCTGACCGTTCCCGTCCACAAGCTGCAGCTCGAAATGTCTCATCCAGTTCTGTGACATGCTTACTCCGTTGATACCAGTAAATGACTGCGGCCGCCCAGATCAGTTTTCGTGGGATAATCCTGTGTGTTGTCATCGCAGACCACCACCAGCTTAAAACCAAGCCCCATACAGGCGTACTGCGCCAGCAAGTCAGCACCAGTGACGAGAGGAATACCGGAGATTACCGGCTCCCCTCTGTCGTTCTGCAGGTCCATAATCCAGTAAAGATCGCGCCATATGATGCTAATCCGCCAGGTGACCCCCCCCAGGACGATGCTGAACTGCTGATTGTCCGCTGTCAGCGGAATTTCCTGAATTGTCATTATCCGCCTCCCAGTAATGACGCCACGTTACCCGTGATGCTTTTCAGCAGTGAAGTATCTGGAGGCTTTGTGGTTTTGTTGCCGCTGTTCTGTACCGCCGACGTGCTGGCCCCTTCCTTCATGTTGGTTTTATCAGCAACGGTGATCTGCTGTGTCCGGGAGATAAGGACCTCCCTCAGGGTGAGGACGGCGGACAGGACGTTTTCGGTTGTCTTGTCCGTCGTCACTTCCAGCGCCCGGATCAACATGTTGCTGTACAGCCGTTTACCGGTTACCACATCGAAGGGGATACGGCTTTCCTGCAGATCCAGTAGCTCCTGATACGTCTGCTGAGGACTCAGGCCGAGCAGGCTGGTAGCCGTCAGGTTACTGGCAAAATCCAGCAATGCGCCGCCACCGGCGAAACCAACCTCCATCACCACTTCTGACGGTTTTTTATAGGCATGATCAGCGACAGCAGCCCCGACCTCTACCGGATGCTCTGTTATTTCAAGCATATCTGTATGCTTCTCTGAAATAACAACACTGGGAACAATCATTCCTATTTTTCTGCTCTGCTGATGAAAAAGTGTAGAGAGAATATCCACTAACCCACCCTCACCTGATTACTTCGCATGACCTGAGCATTTGCAGACTGTTGCCGACGTGCAACCTCATTACCGACAGCGTGCGGATCTCCGCCACCGTAAATGTGGTAAGTATTTTGCTGGTTAACCTCTGTCACTTTGCCACTAATTCCCGCCACGGCAGCCTTATTAATCAGCTCTCGAGAATAGATATTTCTTCCATTTTCATGCTGGATAATGCTGCTCATCAATGCTGACATGGTTTGCGGATCGCTCATATTCAGGGCAGCCCGGGGATCCACTCCCAGTCGTTGCGATACAGCCCTGATATACGCAGTTGTGTTGTTATTATCAGACGCAGGTGCCCAGGTAGAGATAATTTTCTCCACGCTGTTTATTCCACGTCCGGCGTACAACATTAACTGACGAGCAAGAGCCCGTAATCCATCAAAAGCAGTTTCAAATCTGGCAAATCGCCCGCCCGGGCGTTCAAGAGAAGCCCCTGCCTGACCAGCAAAATTAAGGTTTCCCGGATTGTTATTCCGTTCTCCTCGTTTTGTAGCCTGTGCATATTGTTCCGGCTCATCATCACCAAACCAGCCGCGTACCGTCCGGCCCACGCTGCGAGGATCGAATCCCCAGTGCTCTTTAATCCAGTCGGCAGTACTGTTAGCGCTGTCTGTAACCATCGGCATCGCTGACGGATTTTCGCTGCCCTGATTAAGTATCTGTTTGCCGATGCTGACGGCATCAGCCCAGCAGCCATCTTTGATAGCGTTGAGCAGGTCGGCGATCATGTTCAGCATTTTGCTGAATTCGCCCATCTGGTCGATGAAGTTGCTGAAATCCCACTTCAGGGACCATGATTTGGGGTCAATATTGAGCAGTTTCGCCAGCGCTTTCGCCAGTTCATTAACAGACCCTTTCAGGTCACGAACCATCTTCAGCGCGGCATCGACCTCCGGCTTCCACTTGCCCCAGTCAATCAGGCTGTCGCCGCCTTCCTTCCAGGTCTGATAGTCCTCCCACAGAAGGGCAATCCCCGCCGCCAGCGCGGTAATGAGGCCAATCGGCGACATCCAGAACGTACTGTTCAGAATGCGCAGCGCAATCGTCAGCGCGCCAAACAGCGAGATGAGCTCCCGCGTTTGCTTATCCAGCGATTGCCACCAGGTGATGAGGCCTGATGTTCCTTCAATCAGTCTGAAGAACAGCCGCACGATAATATCCCCGAGCGCCAGAATGCCTTTTATGGCTTTCGTCAGGGTCTGCTCGATACGCGGGAAGTTGTCCAGGATATGGCGGCGCAGAGTGTCCAGCGAACCCGCAAGCCCACCCGCAAGATTAGAGCCGATTTTGTCACGGGCCATGCCTGCCATCGCGCCAAACTCACGCAGGGAGGTCATAAATTTGTTGGAGCTTCTGGCCGCCTCGTCAGCATTGAAGCCGATAGCTTTCGCCATTGCGCTGTACTGCCCGGAGAAACCACCCACACCCCGGCGCATCGCCATAAGGGTATTTTCGTCAATGCCCAGCATCTGCGCATACTGGTTAGCCCGGTAATACGGCATGCCGCTGAGCTTCTGTCCTACACCTGTAAAAATAGCGGCCATGTCACGCATGTTACCGCTGGCATCCCGTGTCTGTACCCCCAGACGATTCAGAAATCCCTCAGCCCCGGGGTTATTACGGATAAAACGGGCAAGGCTCTCCAGTGACCCGCGCGCAGCGTCCACGCTGCCGCCAACCTGCGAAACCGCATAGCCAATAGACTGAATCCCCTGAACCGTCGCGCCGGTGCGCTGTGACGCCCAGTAGAGATTATCCAGACCGGAGGCGATCTTAGCCGTGAAGGCCACCACGGACAGCGCAGATCCTTCAACAGCCAGCCCCATTTTGATGACATTTGCAGTTGTACCGGAGAGGACAGAACCGAACTTTTTCGCTCCTGCATCATCCACACTGAAGCCAAGCGAGACGAGGAAATCTTTAATAGTTTCAGCGTTCATTATCCTCTCTCCATTTCTCAATGCGCCGCTGGTTATCCGCTTTTACCGCCAGATGGTCATTCAAGAGAGCAATGTCGTACAAATCGACAGAGCCATCTTTAAGTGCTGTATAAGGAATTAACCCGGCGTCAACCGGATTGAGAAGGTAGGACAGCCCGTCCGGCAGGCTGTTAAACGTCAGCCCTGTTGCAGGCTCTGTGTCGTGCTGGTAAGGGGTGTAGGCAAAAAATTTCCCAGTGAATCGGCGACCACCCGCGCCACCAGCTGCAGCATGGTTAGCAGGTCGATATCATCGAACATCAGCTGACCGCTGTTGAATACCGGTGTCCATCCGTCCATGTGCTTACGTGACACTACGGCCAGGCAAGGATGAATAATCGCGTTGGTATCTTCTTCAGTCAGGGAAGACAGTTCCTCAGCGATACGCGGGAGCATGGCTTCAAACACCGGTTTTAACTGCTCGAATTTCACGGTGTCGATTTTGCCGTCAGCAGGCAAACGGGAGCGAATGCTCCCGAAATCTGACATCATTCCTGCCAGCACAGGCAGAAGTTTGCGGGTCACTTTCAGCTGATCAAAAACGCTGAGTTTTGCCGCGCGATATTTCACGCCTTTGATTTCGAATTCCATGTATTAAAACTCCCCGAGAACCTGGTCAATCTTGCCGCAGTCAAACACCCACGGCATCGTATTACCGGTTTTAGCGTTGGCATTATCCGGTTGTTTCTGGAACGCAACACTACGTGCCGTGATGATGTCGCCGCTGACCTTGTTTCGGATCACAATAACGTTATTCCCCCATGTGGCAGAAGACTGGCTCTGTGCGTTATACGCCAGCGACAATTTTTTATTTGTCGGTGATGTCTTCAGAAGGTTAACGGTAATCGTCCCGCTTTTATCTGCATGGAGACTGTGCATCACTTCGCCATCAGCACCGATGGTCATGGTGTTTTTAGGGCCGCCCATCGCAACCACAATCCCCTCTTCAGAACTTGCAGAACCGTACCCGAGGTCAATCGAACCGGTCGGCCCGGTCAGCGTCGCAGTGACATCCATAAAAGAATAGGTAGACATTCACTTCCCCTTAGCGAACAACGTTAATCTGTACGTCAGCGTAATGAACCGCGCCTGCAAGTTTTATTGCAGCCTGAATCACCGGAGCCTTACGGGCTTCACGTTCTGATTGTGCCTGTTCATCCAGCGGCTGGGCGTATACGTAATAACCTTTGGGCAGCGTGTCACCTGATGACAACTGGCCAAGGTCGCCCCCGTTCCATACGCCCGGAGCAATCAGTCCATTCTGAACGGCCTGATCCAGTGATTTTTCAACATTTGATAACAGTCGGGTAATACCGGCTTCAGTCTGGGGAACCTTCGTGGTGCTGGTATAAAGCAGGTTATAGAGGTTGGTCTGCACATAATTCTGTAACCAGTCCAGGCCGTGGCGTTCATCAAAGAAATCGCCGTTAGCCATCACTCCCTGCTGGAGGATAGCTGTATCATTCTGGTAGTACACGAACACATTGCAGTTTTTTGCATCAAGTGCCGATGCCTGGCTGACTGTCAGTGTTTCATACCCGACACCCGGCTCCTGCTTAAACTTGAGCGTAATCGCGGTATTACTGCCATTGAAATTAACCGTGAATGCCCGGCCAAATGCAGATAACGCAGCGTATTTATTACCCGATGAATACTGAATAAAACTGCGTGAATATCCGGCGGTTTTCAGTTTTGATGCCAAATCATCGCTGGATGCAGTCTGCAGGCATTTCTCATCGCTTGTCGTAATCGCCAGAATACGGCTTACAGAAGAGGATTCGATCGCCGCAGCCACTTTCAGCCAGTCTGCATCCGGAATATCTGCATCGTCTGCAATCCCCAGCCCATACCATGAAGTATAATCAAGCATGGCATTCACAGCCTGCTCCAGCGTCTCAGGCGTGGCCTGTTCGCTGTCTCCCTTCGTTTTCACCCAACGACCAACAAAAACCTCCTGAGGTTTCGGTGATTGTGAGAAAAACACCTGCGCAGCCTTATACTCTGGTGATTCCACGCCAAAATCTTTTCCAATATCTTCCGCGGCAGAATAACGGCGAATGCGCTCACTTACCGGAATGATTGTGGACGGGCCGAGAATGAGTAATGCACCAAAATTTCGCCCTGATGCTGCACGCGGCGACATGATCACATCAACATTAACAACGTTTGATACAGGCAAGCCCTGTGCCATAGCTTAATCTCCGAAAAAGATGACTGGTGCTTCCACCAGCGATTTAATACCGTACTCGCGCACAACCTTCCGGCGCAGACGCACCGTCATATCGTAGCGGCGGACCCATTGCTGATTAATAAGTTCAGGGAAGGGAGTCAGACCTGTGTAATCGCCAAGAGACAGCCCCAGCGCATTCAGTGCTGCGTTGTTCTGCGGTACAGATATACCGTCACGAAACCGGGACGCATACACCATCCCCGCCGGACCATAAAACGAAGCCATACACTCAATCGTTTCATGCCGCCAGAGCTGAGAGCCATCATCGGTCTGTCTGGTGAATGCCGGACTGTCATCACCTGACCATCCGATAACCCCAAACGCACACCAGTTCGTTTCAGCCGGTAGCAGTGGCGGCTGCTCTTTCTGCCAGCGCGGGCGAACCATCCCGGCAGACAGACCGGAAACGTTACGCATCCACTGGCTTAACATCCTGTCGAGCGCTTCGTCATAATCCGGATCGCCACTGGTTGGTATTAACCATCCGCGCTCTGTACTGGTGTTATTGCTCAACCGGAGTTCCCCCATCAAACGGCATCAACTCACAATGCGCCTGAACGAATCCGGCCCCATAAGTTGTATACGGGTCGACGAAGGTCACACGATAATCACGGCCCTGATACGTCACGATATCGGCATCACGGCCAGTCTGTCCCTGCGTCAGTCGCTCAGTCGTCACAATCAGAATTGCACCGCTGATTACCTGCCCTGCCTGCATACGGCGGTTTTCCAGAGAGCGATCAACAGTTACGACTCCGGCAAACTGCTTTTTAACTTCACTGTCGCTGCCGATCCCGTCCTCATCCACCGTTTGCACACGGCGTGTTACCCACAAATTGAAGTCGCAAAAATCGGGGTCAAAAAGCACATCTGTTACATCAAGAGTCGGCATCTTTATCCCTCACAACATGGGTAATAGCTCTGCGATATTGCCCGGTATCAATTAATGGTTTCGCCAGTTCGGTTCCCGGAGATTCGCCAGCAGCACGCCGGGCAAGTTCCAGTGTTGCCCCCTTGCGCCCCCGACGAGCCCGGGCTTCAACAGTGCTGTCAGCAAGCGGCGTAAAGCCGGTAATGGTCATGTAACGCCTGACGCCATTAGCGGCCAGCGTTCCGGCACGGTTGAGTGCGCGTTCTGCTCCCGCAGCATTACCATCAAGTGCAGCCTGCGCCGCGGCTTTGAGCTGCGGCACCGTCTGCTCTTCTGCCGATTTAACGCCGGGGACCAGGTGAGGTCGTGGCGGGATGTTCTGCTCTGGTGAGCCGTATTCGTTGAGGTAACCGATGCCCGCATTACCAAACGGAACATCATCCCGCCCGCTGTCTTCCGAAGGGATGCCGACCAGCACATCTTTTTTGGTTAACGACCTGAGCGCATCCAGAATGGCCTTAGCGTTATCCACCCTCGTTGTTACACCGCTTTTGAAACTCATAGCTGGCGACCGCCTGCACCGAACATCGTGATCAACTGATAAAATTCAGCGCCATATCGGGTGTTATTCCAGAAGCCTGCATCAGGATTCAGCGTCGCGCTGATGTCATAACTGACACTTACCTTGTCAACGGACTTTGAGGACTGAACACCATTGGTTGAGCCGCCAGGGCCACCAGCCAGCATCGCCCTGCTGTCAGCCGCCCAGAGCGTCATGTAGTGCACAACGAACAATCCGGCAAAGTACGGAAACAACTTTTTGCCGGTGACGTTTTCGCTCAGCAGTTCATCTGCCAGATTCAGACGAAACTGGATTTGCGCTTCGGGATATTTGGCAGGGTCAGCAAACTGCGGGAAGTCGCGGCGAAAATCACTTACCGCTGGCAGGCTTTGATTCTTTGGCATTTTTTACCTCGTTACGCGCGTCTGTGGCTTTGCCAACGGATACTTCCGCGTGCGCACGAGTGAACCAATGCGTGGCAACGTCTTCCTCCACAGCATGACGGCCTTTAACAAACTCGCGCCGTGAACCGTCGGGAAGCGTGAGCACAAACGGGGTATGTACGTGTATTACTGCATTATTTTTTGCCATCGGGTCATCCTTAATGGCCCCGCCAGGGGGCCATATGGCTGTTAAATGCCATCAACGTACGAAATGGTTTCTTTGTACACTGGCTCGACTGCACCCAGCTTGCCGTAGTAAGTGACGATCTGATACAGACCGCGATACTGCACCGGCACGCTCTGAAGCGGAACCAGCGGGTAGCGGACGTATTTTTTATCGTTGGTGTACGCAACCATGCGATCCTTTTTCCCCACACCACGGCCTTTCAGCCATTTAACCGCGCGGATATTCAGCGGAACACCGTTCTGGTGATAGCTGATGGTGTTGGTCTGAAGATACGTCAACAGGGACTGGTTACCCGCAGATGAAACGATGATGCTGGACAACAGAGCAAACTGCTCAGGCGGGATCAGCAAATCACGCGGAACCACAGAGTAACCGGAAGCGGCCCACGCATCAGACAGCGCCTGGTTAATGCTTGCGCGGATTTCGTCCGGTGTTGAGGTTGCCCACGTTTTGGCAGCGTTGTTGACAGGAACGCCGTCCAGGGTAACAAGGCCTTTCAGGTTTAATGCGGAATCGCCAACATATACCTGTTCATCGTTATCCATCTGCCATTTCAGTTGCATCCCGTCATACTTCTGCGTATCGATCGGGCGTCCGACCTGCTGAGCAGCCTGCAATTCTATGACCGTCCAGCCAAGTTCCATCCCCCACAGGTTCAGCGGGTTACCGGATTTGCCGATATCCACGTTCACGCCAGCAATAGCGCTTGAGTCTTTGCCTACCCAGTTTTTGCCATTCGGATTTGCACCAGTACCTGCAGCGGCGAAGCTGGTATTCGTCCAGCTGGAAATGTCATCTGCGATGGAGACATCTTCACGCAGTTGGATATCGCGGGTCCAGGTGTACCCCACCAGTGGCAGGTTCAGTGTCTGGTCGAGTCGTTCCAGCTCCCCGATGAGAAAGGCACCAGAGCTGTCAACGGTTGCCTGATCAAAAGTAATCATTCGTCTGTTCCTTAAATCTTCCAGGAAATTTCTGCATTGCCGTCAGCATCACCGGCACCTGTGAATTCAGCGTTGGTCAGCACCACATTTTTGCCACTGACTGACGTGGACATGAATCCACCCAGCGGCACTTTGATGGATTCATCAGTGGAGACGACAACGTATACCGGGTCGCCTTTTTTGATGGTGCTGGCATCAAAATCAGAACCGAGATTAACGGTCACGTAGCCACGCTTCATGGCGTCGCCCGGGAAGTTCTTGCCACTCCCCACCTGGCGAACCATGTCCGGCTGCGAAGTGGTCGGATAAGGGCGCACGTAGATCCCCTTCACCTTGTCTGCGGTATCACCATCTGCCAGCGGCACGAAAAAACCGTCATCATCGTATTTACCAGCCAGCCCATAGGCAGCGAAGGCGTTATCGGATTTAAGGACCACCGGTTCGACGGTTAAGTCCTGCGGGCGAGAGACAGCCCCGGCAATGCCAACAGGCATCCGGTACAGAAATACATTATTCATTTTTTACCCTTTACGGTTTGCCCAGAATTCAGCGTTTTGTTTGTTCAGGGAAGCGATACTGGTCATGCCCATGTTTGGGCGCTGTGCATCGCCGGTGGTGGCGCGGGTGTTTCGCCCTTTGGCAATCTCAGACACGGCATTAAACGCCATGTCGACCGATTGTTTCGGCAATTTGCGGATATCCGCATCACCGACGATCTGGCGAACCAGCGTTTTATCTGCGGAAGCCAGAACCTCGCGTTTGAACTCGGTCGGTTTCATCTTACGGCTCAGATCGATACCCGGAACGATAACTTCGGCACGCCAGGCTGAGTCACCAGTAATCGTGGTTTCCTCTTCATCGTCCTCGCCGTCACCGGTCGGATTATCGTCAGGCTTATTATCGTTATCGCCCGTGGCATTTCCTTCCAGCTTAGCCAGCAGGGCTTTCAGTAATGTTTTGAGGTCATCATCACTGTCGCCGGTTGGACCTCCACCCATCTCTGGTGCTTTGTCCGGTAGTGGTTGCTGCGGGGACAGGTTGATGTTGAGATTAACGCCCTGCGGCAAATCCCCCTCATCTCCTGTAACCGATGCGGGAGCCGACTCCACCAGTTCGTTCATGGTGTCGGCATCTCCTGTCTTGATGGCTGCACGCATGCGGTTCCACCAGTTTTTCTTTTGATTTGCCATTGTGTCTCTGTCTCCAATTGCACAACGATTTCCGGCTCTGCCTTTAGGGACAAGAGCCACATGGTTTCCGGTAATATCGACCTGCTCGGCTTTACCTGGCTCGGTCTGCTCGTACTCCGCGTCATAGCCGCACGACACTTCGCGCAGGCCATCTTCGATAAGCTGAATGGCGTTTTCGTCTTTGACGATAAGGTCAGCCAGCATCAAATCAGACTGCTCACCCGTCCCGCGCCGGACATTCTGGAGGTGCCCGACAGCAAGCTCTTTCCAGTTCTCGGGATTTACCAGCCGCACATTCCCGTTTTCATCTTCAGGATGCAGGATCGTGATGCTCATCCCTTCGAATGAGGCAAGCGTGGCCGGATGGAATACCTGCTCAGGAGAACGCGTGACGACTATTTCACCGAACTTATCGGGTTTCAGTTTTGGCAGATCATCAGCACCATAGAGCTGCTTACCTGTTCGTCCTATCGGCACGTCTTTGCACAGCAACGAGCCGTCAGCCAGCTGGTAGCGGGTTTCTCCCAGCCGGGTATTGAAAAAATATTTCATGGGTTACCTGCGATTCAGGCGGGATAAGATTGGGAGGTGGGAAAAACGATTTCTTTATAACAGCGACAATTCGGGAGCTCGCCAGCGTGACCGGTCATGCCATCAAGCGTTGGAGGTTTGCCCCATTCGACAAATTTACCTTCCATTTCCCGATGAGAATGCCTGACGTCACCATCTTCGGCTGTACGCCAGATATAACCATTCGAACCAATTGACAGCGCACGCGCCTGATCCAGCGCGCCGGTTGCACGTCCAAGTTCAGTACGGGCAATCAGGTCAGCTCTGGACTTTGCTATATCACCCGATGCGGCTATTTCTTTAGCAAAATGTTCCGCTCTCCCACCGGTCACAACAGCTTCTATCGCCCGATTCTGGATGTCGTACACCCTGTCAGCCGCCTCGAGGGGTAGCGATTTGATGTACTTAACCTGTTCAGCAACGATGGATTTCATCACCTGCCCTGGGGGGGCACTGTTTACCAGATTGCGTAGCTCACGGCTGATGGTTTTGCTGTGTTTACGCCACTGCTCATCATTCTTGCGCACAATATCGGCGGTAAAGTTTTCCGCGACCTTTGTCGCCCAGGGGGTGATGATTTCACTGTAGCGTTCCAGCGCCTCAATAATTTCCGTGATACTGTCATTTGAGCCATCGTAGCGACCATTTACGATGTCTCCGACCGCCCGCGCTATCCTGCGTAGGCTGGTTCGATAGCGGATTTCCGCCTGACGGTTCCTGCGGTTCGTCATCAGGTTCGCCGATGCCGGGCGGCGCTTCGTCTTCGGCATTCTCTATGTCCTCGTCGGTAATGGATGCCCCGATGCCGGTTACGTCAGAATTTTCGCGCAAATCAGTCATAGCGGCTTTCAGTGTCATCAGACCATCACCCAGCGCTGTACTGATTGCGTTGGTGGTATTTAACGCCACCGTTGAACGATCGACATCAGACATTTGCCAGAGCGGGTTAAACTCAAACGTGAAATCATCCGGGAGCGGCTTGCCAAGTTCCGAACGATGCATGATGTCCAGTATCCGCCGCACCGGAAGACGTAAACGTCTCTCCTGCAACGAACTGATGCGGTCGTAATAGTTGGCAAGGTCTGCATCACCGGTAGAAAATCCTTTCGGGGACTGTCCAAACAGCCGCACCAGTGGGATACCAACAGCGCCACTAATCTGTTCTGCAAACTGTGAAAGGATGTCATCCAGACCACTGAAGCTGTACTGATGAGTTTCAAACTTATCCCGCGAGTCCATGAGCGTCATGCCTTCATTGCTCTGGAACTGTCGAATCAGGTCGATATTCTTCAGCAACGCTTCATACGCAGGACCACCAAGTGCGATAAGCTCGCGTAGCTTCTCCACGCTGTAGGTACGCAAATGCGCCTTGTAGACCAGCTGCGCCGCGCCGACAGTAGCGCTGTCGAACGCGGTAAGACGATCCCAGATACGCTCTACAACCGACATTCCCCATTCGTTCTCGGTCATCTTCTGCTGAAATGGCAGCGTGACGCCATCAAAGCGAATCAGGCGACTGTGATGAATTCGCCAGGCAGGAATTCCCGTTGCTGTGGTCACCACATCGTAAAACTCAGGTTTACCCAGGTCCGGCCCCATATCTTTAATGCGGCGGGTCAGTACCGGGTCAATCATCCAGCGGTCGAGCGGGAGAATCCCCTTAAACTTGCCCTTACCGATGGTTTCGGGTCGCAGCGGGGTCATTGGTGCCTGCCCCTCAATCATGATGAAACCCACCGCGCCGCCGTAGAGGCGCGACCATTTCAGCACGTCGTTCAGCGCATCCCAGATTTGCAACTCATCCAGTTGTGATTCGAGAATGCCACGATCTTTTGCATCAATTTCCGAAGTAATGCGAATGCCTTTGCGGGTCATATCATCCGGGATAGCATCGACTGCTTCGCCGATGATCCAGGACGAACGATAGGACCATTCCACCTGCATGCGGTTACGACTGGTGAAATTAGCCCGGTAGGTGGATGCAGAGTGCTGGTTAGGTGTATGCATCCCTACGCGGGCAATAAAATTCTCATAACCATCAGCTGTGGCCTGCGCAGTTCGCCGCAGGGCTTGTTTGTTTCGTGACATCAGGCCTGTCTCCCTAGCAGCTCCCAGATGTTCAGGGCTGAATTCATTGGGGCATAGTTGATCATCACCGAGTCGGCAAGGTTTGGCGACCGGGTTCCATCAGGCTGTTTATCAATAACGATTTTTCCCACACCATTAATGGAATAGGTCGGCTGCGAAAGCTCGATGATGAGTTTATCTTTGAGTGCCATGCTACTGCTGATTGAGATGATTTCGTCCGGGTTGTAAGCCATACCTTCAACCACGGCGCGCCAGGTATTCTGAAAAAGTTTACGTAACCGCCACCAGCTCTGGGCTTTGGCGTTAGCGAAGAAGTCCTTGTTCAGACGTGCGGCTTGCCCGTTGTCCCCGCGAACAGCTTCATCATCCGGATCAAATACCGCACCACTACCTCGAAACGGTGTGGCGAGTATTGACGGTCGGCGCGCAGCGTTACGCAGTTCGTTGATAGCGCGTGCATCGCCGCGAACGCCAGCGCCCAGCCCGTCCTCGTCAAAGCGAAACTCTTCGAGGTTGTCCTGTTCGCAAAAACCGAAGACCTTCTCGACGGACTGATAAATGTCGCTGCCCACACCAGACCATTCCCGCACATTTTCCAGGAGGAAGCCATGACGGGTGGAAAAGGCATTTTTGTCCCTGCCTTCATCAGCGACATCCATCGCGCCAAGTCGTTTGCCTGTTGGCTGGATACCCAGTTTGATATGTGCATCAACGGCAGCCTGTACCCATTCGGATGGAATCAGAACGCCTTCCGCTGATGCGCTGTAGTTCAGATCAAGTTCCTGTGCCACCACCACCGGATTATCGATTTTCTCGCATTCCCTGCGATACCACTCTTCATCCTTGCGAGGATCATCCCGCCAGTGGAATGTGAATACCGGTATCTTCCCGCCATGACGCTTCTGAGCGAACGGGTTAGCCATGCCGTTAACTGAACTCAGGTCGATACGGCAACGCGTCGTTTGTGACAACGCCGCATCAATCAGCAGAGGACGCTGAAGGAATGCAGCCTCATCAACCAGATAAAGCGTGGTACGGTCACCACGACCAATATTATCGCCAGCCTCGCCTTTGATAACGGCACCAGTTTCAGGAAACTCAACACGCATATATGGCGCGTGCTTCTTCTCGCTCCACGAACCGCGAAACTCTACAGGTAGCGTTTCCACGAACTTGCGTGCCTTCCAGAACAATGCTTTCGGGTCACCAGTGCTGTCGACGTATTCCTCTTTACGGGAGCCGAAACCGATAACCATTTCTTTGTTGAAGAGACAAAGCGAGCAGGCCAGTCCGATCGCGGTCCAACTGAGCCCCATTTCACGGGATTTTTCGGTAATACCATTCTCCCGATTGCCCCAGCGTTCCATAATCCAGTGGATCCACTCCTCCTGCTTAGGGAAGAGTAAAAACGGAATGGTCACCGGCAGGCCATAATCAATATTACGCGGGTCCGTTGTCATGCCCCAGTCGATGATGAACTGAGCCGGATTGGTTCGGTAAAACTGTTTTAGTGCAGGCAATATTTCAGGATTCTGGCGAATGCGCTGTAAGCGTTCCATCCGCCATTCAAAAACCATCTGGTAATCAGGATGTTTAAAATCGAAGGAGAATGGTAACGGCATACTTAGCCCATCATTTTTCTATACGCCTCTGCAGCCTGCTCCGGCGTTAAGTTGGTAATTTCTGTTCTGACTGGTCCTCCATCAGCGCCAGTCACTTCATTTTTGACGTTGTCTTTAAACGCCTGAACAGAAACATGCTTACCAAGAAGTTCGAGGTTTTTAACCTTATCAGGCCATTTGATTTTCTTCAGGAGTGCGGCGCTATCTGCGGATGCCATCTCCACGACATCCATTCCTGATAACGTTGTGCGCCATACCTTAGGCCAGTCTTTAATGGGTTTTAGCTCACCGTTTTGCAAGAGAATGTCAAGCACATCCATCTGGTCGATTTCAATAAGGCGATTAAGTACATATTCTGCATTAATACCAACAAGATCATTGCGTTGCGCTTTCAGTTCGGCGATTCTTAACTTGATGTCAGGTTTTGACAGGTTTTCGGATGCGGTACGGTTAGCTGTCTTTGCGCTGTACCCCGCCCGAATAGCCGCTTGCGTGGCGTTTAAATCGATGAGGTACTCGCGACAGAACATTTCTTGCTTGTCGGTGAGTGCCATATAGTACCCTAGGAGATCAAATGGATAATTTGTCTGAGGAATTAAAGAAGCCCCACAATGGTAGGCTTAGAGCTTACATTGCTGGATTATTTGATGCAGACAGAAACAAGAGGTGGGTTGACTGCTCCCATGCAATTACGGCCCACAATCAATGGTCGACAATAACACTTCAACATCTAGGTGCACTAGATTCTCGCCTAGTTAATGATGATGCTGAACTCATCAAGACTGGATATCTAAAAAACCCAATGCACGACTTAAGTGATCATATCACTTCTTCCTATCTCTGGGTTTTAGGAATGTATGAACTAGTAAGAACATTAGATCAATTTGCAAAAAATGATGGATCTCCATTGAATCATGTGCGAAATGAGATACAGATCTATAAACGTAAGATCAATCGTTTAAGAATTCCATTAGCCAAAATGGAAGCCGCAAGTAGTAACTCTGATGACTCACCAATTGCATATCCAGGATTGAATCAAGCTTTAGGCCTTGCATGGCAATTGAATGAGCATGACTGGATCTCTCGGCGTGAATTATCTGATGATGCTCTCACATTATTCGAGCACATAAAACATTCAATGACTAATACTTAATTAATTCTTCTTTATCTCAGAGAATACCAGGCGGCGTTTCAGTATTGCATATCTTGATTACTGTTTTACTAGACGCCGTCCGATGGCTTCTTTGTCCGGTTTTTACATGATTATGTTCCTAATGCTATAGCCATTAAAAAAGCTACTCGTAGGTAGCTTTGTCTTAATCTTACTCATATTTAAGGTGAAATAATAAAACTAAAACGAAATGCTATTTACCAATCGTTTCCTGAATAGCATCAGTCAACCGCGGAAGGTATTTTATTGCCTCCTCCAAATCATAAGACACGTTTTTCGCATCGGTAGGGGCAGATACGGCGGCCTTGATAATTTCAAGAGCTGCTTTGGTAGCCACTAAACGCTGGTGCTCAGAATCAGATACTCGGTTATCGCCAGATTTAAAATAATTGTCCATCATAAACCCTCCATTAGATAATCAGAGCCTACAGATTACCCTTCGTCTTCATACGAATAAAGCATTATTGCAGCCCTCACTGAAGGGCTGCCCGGATTAACCAGCAGAATCACACCATTCCGGGCAAATACATTTGCACTTCATTTGCCGCTCTCTCACGTGCAACATGAAGCAATCTTTTTCGCCCACCAACGCCCCACTTAGCCATTTGGCTTGCGCACTGGCTTATCGCTTTGGTTTCAGTATTGATGATGTGATCGATTCTATTCAGACGGGACATTGCGCCAACACCGAGACGGACAACCGTTTTGAAAACTTCATAAACTTCGATTTCAAATTCCGGCTTAATCCATGCTGCATATCTGATTGCCAGAAGTTCAACACCCCACACACCTGGTTCTGCACCACCTTTGATTATTTTAAGTGGCTGAATTTGTTCCAAAGTGCTTTTATAAAGCGTTTTATCTGCGCGCTACGCAAAAACTGGCTTGGGCGCTGTTGCTCTGTAGCCTCTCCATTTGCAACTGCTGCTGCATGGAGATCGTTTAAGTTGTAGCGTCCATCCTCATCAACACGAACGGACACACCATTGACAATAACTGTTGGGTACTTCATCAGTAATTACCTTTTAGTGATGAACCTTGTCACACAGGATTCCGGCCCACAGAAAGGTACCGATCACCAAACCGGCATCCTCAAGGGTCATCCTGAAAGGTTCTGTGTTCATAAGTCGCGCGTGTGAAGCGCGTTTACTGCGGACATAAAAAAGCCCCGCATCGCGAGGCTCATTAAATGGACTTTGTGATTTGCAAAAAAATTATTTCAGGCACTGAGTCCTGATGTACTCCTGCAGGTAGTTAACCTGCGCGGTTATCCTGTCTATTCCACTTCGGAGACGGTAATAATTGAGTTCAGCATCTGCTGTAAGTCTTGGGCTTTCTCCATCGCCCATGCTGCTGGCTCCGGTCGTTGACTTTGCACAGGTGGCGGAGACTTGCAGGCGCTTACGACCAGCAGAAACATCAGCACGGAGACTTTCGATAGTCGCGTTAGCATCAGCAAGTTCCTTTGTATATCTTGCGTCGAGTTCTGCTACATCACGTTGACGCTTCTGCATATCAGCGATGATGGATGTGGCTTTATCGCGCTGCTCTTTGTAGGCGATGGCGTTATCACGGTAATGATTAACAGCCCATGACAGGCAGAGGATGATGCAAATAACCAGAGCGGAGATAATCGCGGTGACTCTTCTCATACCTCAATCTCTCTGACCGTTCCGCCTGCTTCTTTGAATTTTGCAATCAGGCTGTCAGCCTTATGCTCGAACTGACCATAACCAGCGCCCGGCAGTGAAGCCCAGATATTGCTGCAACGGTCGATAGCCTGACGAATATCACCGCGATCAATCATCGGTAAAGCGCCACGCTCTTTAATCTGCTGTAGTGCAACAGCGTCCTGGCTTTTCGGAGAGAAGTCTTTCAGCCCAAGCTGCTTACGGTATGCATCCCACCAACGGGAAAGAAGCTGGTAACGTCCGGCTGCTGTTGATTTGAGTTTTGGGTTTAGCGTGACAAGTTTGCGAGGGTGATCGGAGTAATCAGTGAATAGCTCTCCTCCTACAATGACGTCATAACCATGATTTCTGGTTTTCTGCCGTCCGTTATCCGTTCCTTCTGACCATGCCACCATATCGAGGAAAGCCTTACGCTGAGGATTAAGATTTTGCATTTTTCACCCCTGTCAGTCGTTCCCAGAAGTACGTCAGTGCAACCGAACCCATCGCACCACTAATCCCCGCTGTCGCGAGAATCATGTAAATACTGAATCCACTTTCGATGCTGATCAGGCCACCAATAACACCGGTGAATCCTGATACCACTATCTGAGCCAGAGCATTTATCCAACTCCACGTTGCTTTACTCTGCTTCACATCTATCAGATAGCGGACCAGACCGCCCCAACCAGCGATGATCAGCAAAACGAGCCAGAACGCTCCGGCAAGGCTCTCTTTTTCGTGCATATGAATAGCCAATGTTTCGCCGCCGACAAAAGGCCGGGACGTTAAATGTCAGAAATCAGGCTCACGGGGTAATTTAATGACAAAGCACGGAGTTGATGCTCCCCGCAAGCCTGGAATAAAAAAGCCAGCATGTAGCTGGCAACAGAGGGTTAAGCAATATCAACTCAACAGCTGAAGACACCCTGTCTGGGGTACGTTGGAAGGATACTCACCGCCCAGAAACAGAAAAGCCCAAGGCTTTAAACCTCGAGCTTGAATTTGGATTACTGCCAGTGCGTACAACATTGGCAAAATATCAGATTTATATGAAATATATGCTTTTTAATCCAGTTTTGCAATATTTTGCTGTGAAAATGTCGCCTTTTGTTTTGAACGTGTTCTCGTTAGAAGCAATAAAGCTTCGCTATCAAGCTGTAGAAAAATGTGCTTCATTGCAACCCAGCGTTCAGTGAATGTCTCAGACCAGTTTTTTGATGTCACTCCCACCAGTGACGCCAGTTCCTGGTATTCATAAGCCTCACGCCCTGCCAGTTCGCTCTTCACATCCTGTGCCGCCAGCCAGATCAATTTCTTCAGGCGTTCCAGTGTCTTACCTGCAATTTTTCTGGTACCCAACAGAGTCTTAAACTCGCTCCATGCCCACTGCGTTATGGCAACCTGATGCTCCCAGCGAATATTTTCACTGTAACTCCACAGCAACCATGCTTTCTGATGCTCATCGAGAGACAGAACAGCGCGGCGCCATGAAGAGGTTGAAAACTCGACCGGACTGATCAGGGCGACAGATGCACCTTTTGCGTACGACTGTTTACCGGAAATCGGCGGATTATCCAGCATAATAATCTTGCCAGTTACCTCATCCAGAATGCGTCGCTTCTTTCGTTTGTATGTACCAGTATCAAATTGTGCATGCTCCAGCCAGGCTTCAAGCTGGCCTTTCGTTGCTCCGCTCAAGTCAGCGGTAGCCACCATGAGTTGCTCGCGGACATACTGTAAATATTGGGTATTCATGCGGCAGCTCCTTTCAGTGTTTTGGCGTAATTCCTCAGTATTCGGTAATCGGTCAAAACAGAACCGGGGAAACGATATAAGCGCAGGCGCATCCAGCGGTGGCGAAGACGTTCTGCCATATAAGACTCAAACATCATTCATCTCCCAGTTCAGTGATGGTCAGCTCCAGCTTTCCACCTTTGGTAACGGGCATCTTCACAACGCGGTAATCAACGACCTGAGCATCATCCAGCCAGAAACCCGCTTTGGTGAGTGCGTCAAAAGCGGCCTTTTGCAGATTATCTAGGTCACGGCGACGGCGATCCGGCATGTGGCACTCAATGCGGATTTTCACAGGAATAGCCAGGCCGATATCCAGCATTGCGTTTTTAATGATTCTGGCGACGTTATCGCGGTATGCCTGCCCCTCTGCGCTGACGTGCGTGCGCCCGCGATTATGGCGGTAATAGCGATTATTGCTCGGAGGCCAGGGTAATGTGATGCTGTAGGTATTCACGCCTTAATAACCCCCTCTTTCAGCCACATAACCTGTGTTCTCGCCATACCTTCCAGCGCGCATTCTTTTGCATATCCAGCGTCAACAAAATGCGTGCGGCGGTCGATTTCGTCGTGGCAGGCAGAACATGCAATGGTGGCAATCAGGTCTGGCGGTTTCGTACCGGTGCCGCACAATCCAGTCAGCCGGATATGTGCCAGTACAGACGTTTCAGGGTTGCCATTACATACGCCAGGGATTCTTACCTGGCATTCCCGACCACGCGCTGCTTTTCTCAAATCAGCCATGACTCCTCCTTGCTGCCAGTCGCAACCATTTTTTATCAACCAGGCTGGCGGTATATCCGAGCAGTGTTGGTATTTCGGATGGCTTCAGCTCAGGTTTACGCTTACGACGATTTGGTACTCTGTAGATGTGTCCGTTCATGACACGAATAAGCGGTGTAGCCATTACGCCTCCTGCTTGTCGCGCAGCAGCTGAAACTCGCAGCTCTGTGGAATAGTCAGGTGGCAACCAATATTCATCGCCCAGGCTTCAACCTTACACAGGAAGACATACATCTCTCCGGTATCAAGATCGGAGGTATGGCGTAACGACTGGATAGTGGTGATATCACCGGTTACGACATCAACCAGGTCTTTGGTTTCATAACCGAGATATGTGTGTTTGAGAGCATCTTTTACCCAAGCTGGAGTAGCGAACGTTTTACCCTTGCTGATGAGGTATTCACTGATTTCGCTGTACCACATGTGGCTGAGTGCATTCTGGGAAAGACTGCGTTTCTCACGCCACGGTTTAAGCACCATGCGAAAGCATTTGCCTTCCTCCAGATAAGGCTGGATCTGCTGGCCGATAGCGGTGAAGTTGCCGCGATGTAATTTGATGCCGTCTTGTGGGAGGTTCACGCTTCACCTCCGCAGAGGTCAAACGCTAGATGCAAAGAATTGCAGGTGCATTTCTGCATCTGTGAAAGGAGAAGATAGTTTGGATTGTATGTGCGCATAAACGTCCCCGTTTAGCGCAGAAGTCACCGGAGTTGTTCAGGCTCCGATTACTTAATTATGGCAAGTTGATTATCGCAAATCAAAGGTTTTAATTGTGCTTTATTCTTTCAAGCGTTTCCTTCATACCAAAGCCTATAAAGTTTTTCTTCTTCGTTTGGGTTAATAGGCTCACCATGTTTTAATTTTTCAGTGTACAAAATTGTTGAACAAATCGCGGAAGTTAATCCAGTGATCGCCATCTGCCGCAGATCGGATTTTTGTGTCCCCCCCAACAGACGATCTCCCATCCATGTAATAATTGTATCCATGCTTCAGCCCTTCTTAGTAAATAGTGTGTAGGGCGACTGAAGGACCGAGTTTATGCTTTTTCGCATTGCTTTCAGTTAGTAGACCGGTATCGCACCGGAAACAATCCTACGGCAAATTGGTTGTCTGACCTCTCGGTTTTTCGTGCATTAACCGATACCCACTACAGTCTCGGCGAAAGCTGCACACCCCCAAGGTGTACTGGTAGCACTCGGCACAGCCTAGCGCGCCACTTTCTTCTCACTATCCAGTCTAATTTTATCCCCTAGTCAGACACTCAGATGTAGTGCTCCGCAGCGGCATGCGGGGGAATACAAAAACTCGGACAAAATTGGGCCCTCCTTTTTGAATTACTCGCGGGGATGTAGTTATTAATACATGGGAAAAGATCTGTTTTCAAATCCAACATTATATGGTTTCAATACCACGGGGTGGCTATGTGGCTATGTGTTTCTCATTATTATTTACAATCTACTGTAATCGCTCCGAACGCAAATGCGTCAATACTCGAATCAACTGATCATCCTGCCACGACTGAAATCTCAAATAGGCCGTTTCTCAAGTAAGAGATTTTGAATGCATTATTGGCTACTGAAATAAAAAACCCAGCGCCAACTGGGTTCATATGAAATTTTTTTGTCATTTCCAATTGCAAGACTGTGAAATTTTTTCCACAACCTTATCAATCTCAGACAAGTCAAACTCAACTACTTGCATAGTTGATCCATAAGGTTCAAACCCAAAAATAGCTTTTTTATGCTTAGCCAAGGTCTTTATAAATTGTATTGGTTGTGGAGCAAATGCAGAATCACCGCCTTCCCCACCTCCCCAAACACTCTTGACCGGCTTTCCGCCATCTAACCGCACTGTAATTCTTGGGTTGTCCGAACCCATATAATCATTGAATGATAAATAGGCATCTGTTTTGTTATCACTACAACGCAACACCAGTGAAGTTGCACGATCAGTACCTGCTTTGTTATATGAATCTGGTGATAAATTAAGAGCCACAAAGTCAGTCTGGTCAGTCATTTTATTTATCTCAGACTTTGTTATCCACGGCCCTAACTTCTCTACACCAGCATTTGCTGTAAACGAGGCACTTATAACAAAGGCTAAAATAAATTTTCTCATAACCCTATCTCCTTGGATTCAAAGGACTAAATATTATCAAGTCTCTTGCCACTAGAAAACCCACTTTATTTCCAAACTCTGATGGCATTCCTTAAAATCCGCTTCATACTCACTTGCCCCGCCCTATCATCCTGAGTAGCTAACCGTTAAACAAACGTTCGCCAGACCTTACCATCAATGACCAGGATTCCTGCCCGCGCCATTTTTGCCGCAGCCTGATTTATGCTGGTTAATGTCACACCTGTTGTCACAGCAACGTCCGGCGCACAGAAGCTCTTGTGCGTCTCCAGATAATGAATAATTGCCTCTTTGCCCGTCATACACTTGCTCCTTTCAGCCCAAACTTCGCTTTGATTTCTGCGATCTTCGCCAGAGCCTGAACACGATTAAGCGGTCTCCCGCCCATAACAGGAAGTTGTTTTACTGGTTCAGGTATCGCCTCACCACGGTTAATTCGCGCTGTCATACAGGCCAGTTCATCGGCAGCCTTGCGCCGTAATTCCGCATCAGTCAGCGCATTGCCCCGCATGTTCTGATACAGGTTGGTAACCAGCCAGTAGTGCGCGTTTGATTTCCACGGATAAGACTCTGCATCCGGATACAGGCCACGTTTCCGGCAATACTCGTAAACCATATCAACCAGCTCGCTGGCGTTTGGCAGCCCGGCGGTAACGGATGCTTCTTCCCGGCACCAGGCAACAAACTGCCCGGGTGATGGCAGGAATGGTCGATTCTGCCGACGGGCTACGCGCATTCCTGCGTTAACCTGTTCCATCGTGGTGATCCCGTTTTCCCGGAAAGCCAGAACCCACTGGCGGCGGATTTCGTTCAGTTCGTTCTGGTCCCGGTTAGCCAGGCTCGCCGGGAAAGTTGCCAGTAACTGGCTGAACACACCATTGATGATCTGCGCTACCTGTTGTACCTGCGGCTTTTCGTCGTACTGTTCCGGCATGTTGTTGGCGATCCGGCGCATCTGCTCACGGTCAAAGTTAACCATCTGTGCGGCGATGTTTTTCATAAATCCACCCCGTAAATCCAGTCAGTGTTTGTCAGGTCGAGTTTTGATTTTCCGGCTGTCACGCCAGCCTGTTGCTTGTTACGGTTGATTTCGAGTTGGGTCCACTTGTCGCGGAGTTTGGCCGGACTTAGCACGTTACCGGACCAGAAGTTGTCCTGGCATGCCCAGCGGAACAGCACGCACATGTCGCGGTGGTTACGTCCGTCACGTTCACGCATCAGGCGGATATCGTTAGCCCACCCTGCAAAATTCGGTTTTCTGGCTGATGGCGCGATGGTCTTCACCATGTCAAACATCCACTCTGCGGCGGTCAGGTCTTCTGCTGTCCCCCACTTGCTGCCACTCTGAATTGCAGCATCCGGTTTCACCACAGGAAGGTCGTTTTCTGGCTGGTCAGAGGATTCGCCAGAATTCTCGGACGAAAAAGGTTTTATATTGTCTTTTGTTAGTTTGTCTTTTGTGTTTACCTGATTCGGGTAAACGCCTTTACCTGATTTGGGTAAACTTTTCTTACCTGATTCAGGTAAATTTACCTCTTTCAGGTAAACTTTATTTTTCTTACCTGATTCGGGTAATGTTGACCATTCACTGACCACATTATTAATGCCGATATTTCGCCCGCTCTGAATAAGAATCCCACGCTTTACCAGAACGCTTTTTGCAGCAGAACACTTGTGCGGCAATATCCCGGTCAATTCGGAAAGTTGCTCGTTGCTCACCCAATCCAGTCTTTTATTAAAGCCATATGTTTTGCGCATGACAGCCAGGAAGACCAGAAGCTGGTGCTGTGTTAATCCGGCCAGCATCACAGCTTCCAGCAACTCATTTGCAATGCGCGTATAACCATCATCGAGATCTGCCACGCGCGGCTCCTTTTGTGCCGCATCCGGCACTGGAAAATTGAATATCTCAGCAGTGTTTGCCATAATTCCTCCCGCAATGAGTGTGTTACGATTTGCACCTGAAAGTCGGTTCTGTTCCCGCAGACCGACTTTCGCCATTTCTGAACCTGTCATATTGTCCCCAGCATGGTGGTCACCATCGCCATTAATGGACCAGCCAGATCCGGGTCCACACGAAACATCGACACAATACCTTCACTCATTTCCTTCAGTTTCTGGTGGCGTGGTGCGTTGAGAATGACAGCCTGTTTTGCCTCACTGAGTTCCTTTTCCATTTCAGCCAACCGAGTCATGAAGCTATCCTGCTCAACCAGGTAACCGCGATATTCCAGCGGTAGTACCGCCAGAATTGCCGGGGTCAGTTCACGCACGTTATTTCGGTATTTTTCAGAATCGAATTTGTTATCGAGGAAGCGGAACAGCTTCTGGCGTGCACGGCTGACATCATCAGGGAAATCGATGGTGCCGCCGCCCTGCTCCCGATACTCATTCACAATGAGTGCGGCAACAACATCCTGATTATCTGCAGCCGACCAGGCGCGGACGGCATCACGGATTTTTTCGTGGCCTGGAGCTTGTTTTGTTTGAGAACGATTTATCACCGCAGTCGGGCTAAATCCGCTAGTCTGTTGGTATGTAAGTGGTTGCATAGTCATTGCCTTATCAGTTAACGCCGCAGATTAGGCGGCAGAATTACTCGCGTTAAACAATGGTGCGAGGTCGGGACGAATATCTGCTGGTTTAATCTTTCCACCAGTGGCTGAGACAATTTTCATTACATAGCGGGCATCAATTCCGCCACCGTGTAGCCAACGCCAAACAGTGGGCTGGGCTACACCGCATAGATCTGCCAGTCGTTTTTGACTACCTGTAATACTGATTGCGAGTTGAATGGTTTGATTTGTCATTATTAATTCCTATTGGTATTACAATGAATAAATAATAGCAATACGTATTAATTATAACAATAGCAAAACGTGTTTTGACCATCAATACGCAAGCGTATAAATTAAAACTTATGAAAAAAGAAACTCTTGCTGATCGCTTAAACCTAGCGATGGAACAATCTGGAATGTCTCAAGGCGCTCTTGCAAAGGCGTCTGGCGTAGCTCAACCCACAATCTGGAGACTGACAAGCGGCAACGCGCGCGGCTCAACAAAAATTGTTGAAATAGCTAATGCATTGGGTGTTCGAACAGAGTGGCTCTCATCAGGCATAGGCCCGATGAGAAATGACGGTCAACAATTAGGGAAGCCTACTGCCAACCATCCCAAATACTTCAAGATTGACGTTCTTGATATAGAAGTGAGTGCCGGGCCGGGAGTCATCAACCGTGAGTTTGTAGAAGTTCTACGCTCGGTTGAGTACTCGTTTGACGATGCTCGTCACATGTTCGATGGTAGGAAGGCAGAAAATATCCGCATCATTAACGTACGCGGTGACAGCATGTCAGGAACGATTGAACCTGGTGATCTTCTATTCGTTGATATCACGGTTAAATCTTTCGACGGTGATGGTATCTATGCGTTTCTGTACGACGACACAGCCCATGTAAAGCGCTTGCAAATGATGAAGGATAAGCTGCTGGTTATCTCTGATAACAAAAGCTACTCACCGTGGGACCCGATCGAGAAAGATGAGATGAACCGGGTATTTATCTTCGGGAAAGTTATTGGGAGCATGCCGCAGACGTATAGGAAGCATGGATAGTACCAATTAAAAATTATCAACCGGGCATTGTGCTCATTCAGTAAAACAACTTAATTATTCATTTTAGAATGGAGAACTTAATGGATACTTTAAAATATGAGAAATTCTCTGATTTTGATCACAATGACCCATTTTTTGACTCTTTAAAAAAAGATTATAAAGAGTTTCCTCTTTGGTTAGAAAAAAAAGCCAGAGAAGGAGAATCAGCTTATGTGCTCTATGATGACAAGCATAAAATCGAAGGTTTTATGTATCTAAAAGAAAATGATGATGCAAATGACATTAATCCAGCGCTCCCACCAGGACGTCATCTAAAGATAGGAACATTCAAATTTGAATCTAAAGGCACCCTTCGCGGACAACGATTTCTAAAAAAAGCGTTTGACCATGCATTTTCATCAAAATCTGATGATATTTATGTTACTGTTTTCGACAAACACGTCCATCTAATAAAACTTTTCCAAACGTACGGATTTTACATTCATGGTGAAAAAGAAACACATAACGGGAAAGAGTTTGTATATGCGAGGTCTTTGCATGAGCCTTATGGTGATATTTTATTAGATTACCCTCGAATAATGACATCAAGGGCCAACAAATATTTACTGGCGATTTATCCCGAATATCACACTAGACTATTCCCTGATTCAAAACTTGTAAATGAATCACCAGATATTGTCAAAGATATATCCCATGCTAACAGCATTCATAAAATTTACATATGTGGAATGCGTTCTGTGATGGGAATGAAAAGAGGAGATATCATTGTCATCTATAGAACCGGAGACAAAAAAGGGCCAGCTCGCTATCGTTCTGTAGCCAGTACATTATGTGTAGTTGAGAGCGTAAAAAATATTTCTGAATTTTTAAGCGAAGATAGTTTTGTAGACTATTGTATTCGTTTTAGCGTATTTTCTGAAGATGAACTCAGAAAAATCTATAAAGAACGTCGATACCCTTTCATTATAAGATTCACATACAATCTGTCTTTGCCAAAGAGACCCAATCGTGCTATTTTAATAGATCATGTGGGGCTAAATGGTTCGCGTGCATTCCGATGGAGTCACTTTAAACTCACAAATGAGCAGTTCTTAAAGATCATCGAGTTAGGCAAGATAAATGAAAGTTTTATTATCCATTAAGCCTGAGTTTGCAGAAAAAATATTGAACGGAACAAAGCGGTTCGAGTTTCGTAAAGGTATATTCAAAAATCCGCAAATTAGCACCGTTGTTATTTATGCCACGATGCCATTAGGTAAAGTTGTTGGCCAATTCCGTATTGAATCAATACTAAGTGACGAACCGGAATCTCTTTGGAAAAAGACGGAAAAACACGCAGGTATTTCTAAGCAATTTTATGACTCATATTATTCAGGTAGAGAAAAGGCCTACGCAATAAAAATTGGTGAAGTGGAAAGATATAAAGAACCAATTCCTATCTCTGCTCTAGGTAGTAATATTAAGCCACCACAATCATATCTTTACCTACCTGCGTAAGAATCCCGGCCACCGTGCCGGGTTTTCTTTTGTCCCCTCATCACACAAACCGTTCGAAAAACCACCACATCCTCCCTTCAGTTATCGCTATGCGATGCAAGTCACAAAATTAATTCTTTTTGCTATCAAACAGTTAATATCAAAACACATCAATCAATAGCAATAAGTATTGATACAACCAATAGCAATAGCTATTATCACCATGTCGCAACAACACAACGATACGGCAATCACCTGATTCACCGTTGCGATGACCGCTTAGATCCGCAGCTTGAATTTCAGCAGGCTCCGGGGAGTGCGAGGGGTGAAGCGGACGCGTGAACGTCGGTGTGACCAGCTGAAATCAACTCAACACCTCATACCTCAGTCGCTTCAACGAGGCGGCTTAGTTATGACAACCGGCGGCCATCCACCGCCTGAATACGCGCAGAAGTCTTTATATGTTCAGCAGCCCAGCTTACGGGCAGGAGTTTTTATGGTGCATCAACATTATGGAACGCAGACCGTTAATCGAGGTGCGGTCATGCCAGGCATGCTGGTCAAACACAAAGATGGTACCTGGACTGCATCAGCTAATTTACGCGGACGGCTTTATCTGCATCGCGGCATCGAGCGCACTTATACCCGTGATTTGCTCGTGGAAGTTTTTCTCGACGGACGCGGTAACGGCCTGAATCACTAACCCCCTTTCCTGTTTTCCTAATCAGCCTGGCATTTCGCGGGCGATATTTTCACAGCCATTTTCAGGAGGTCAGCCATGAACGCTTATTACATTCAGGATCGTCTTGAGGCTCAGAGCTGGGCGCGTCACTACCAGCAGATCGCC